AAAAGGCTCTTCGGAGCCTTAATAATCTTATCTAACCATATGATTCTTAGTGTATAGTGTACGGCTTGTATGCAAAAAACGGAATCTATAATGAACAGTATTAGCGCCAGCGAAACCACCTCAATCAATCTCATAGAAAACCTATCAAGCTTTTACGAATATAAAAGTCTTGCGCCCACTAGAGCATTGAAAGGCCAAATGTATAGGCGTCCCGGTTGGTATGAGTCGATGGAGTTTAGCGCTTGGGAAATGAAAGATAGCGACGTGCTGTTTGATGATGAATGTTATTGGATAGAAAAAATTACACTTGCATCAGAACTTAAAAACACAGATGTAAAAATAGTGGTTTATCCGTATGGTAGCTTTCCACAAGTAATACAACCAAATAGTAGAGTAATTAACGAAGAATTAGAGGAGTTAAATTTTGTTATCTCTCGAGTAATTCATAAAATTGAGCTGTCATTTGGCGGAAATATAATACCTATTGTATTTATAAAGATAGAAGGTTTGAATGTAAATGAAATAAACAGACTATTAATAGACGGAAGAGCTTTAATTAAAAATATTAATGATAATTTGGAGAATATTGAAGAGGCGTTAAGCTCCAAAGTTGAAGCGTTAAGTTTATCACTGGAGGCTTTGTCAGATGAACAAGATAATTTTAAAAATAAAATATCATCTTATATAGTTGAAGAAGAACAAGCTAAAGTAAGGTTGAGTTCTATTCAAGTTCAAGTAAATCGTCAAGAAGAATATTTAGACTCATTGTCGAGAAGGATGCAGAAAGGTACTGCTGATTTCGAGAACTTAAGAACGAGACTTTTAGAATCTCAAGAAGAACTAGATGAAGTAGAGTTGAACAAGGAAACTCAGGCAAATGAGCTCTCGTCTTTAAACAAAGAAGTAAACAGAACAACTGCGCAACTAAACGAATACAAGAAAAAATCAGAATTATTTAGCGAAGACTTTTCTACTTTAAAGGTTAGTGTTTTTCAACAAAACTTATTTTATGGCTTTGCTCTTATTCTTACTAGTTTGTTTGGTTGGTGGATTATTTGCAATATATACGAAGGTGCGCTTAGTTTATCACTAATAATTGATGAAAAAAGTTTATCTCTAAAGTCGATTTGGCCATTGTTTATATCGAGACTTCCTATAATGTTAGTTAATTTTATTTTGTTGACTGCTTTATCGAGTATAACTATGTATCTTGTGAAAATAATAGTCAAAAACAACGAGGAAACAAAAACTGTTAAACAAGCAGCATACTTGATTAGAGAGGTTTCTACTTATCAAAAAGTTGGTATAGAAATGACGGAGTCAGAATTGTTTGAGCATAGAGTTAATGCAAAAATGAAACTAATACAAAAACTATTGCGTCCAGAATCTGAAGTTTTAGAGAAAAAAGAAGATAAGATTGAAAATAAATCAGTCAAAGTTGAAGAATTAATAAAATCTTTAGAAGATATAATTAAAAAGTGCGGGTCGAAATAGTGTTTTTATGGGGTGGACCTTCACCCCATACATTTAGAAATCTACACAACATCTAGCACTTCAGGCCAAATGAAGTAAGGACCAAAGCGTTTACTGTATTTGAACTCACCACCTTGAGCTTTACCAGATTCCGTTAGAATGTGCTTTCCGTTATCTACGGCGAGATAGCCCTTAACAACACACAACTGAAGGAAGTCTTCAGTTTTTAGCTTGTGTTTTTTCGCAAGTTTGGATGAAGTGATCTTCGACTGATCGTCCGTAAAGCTTGATGCCTCCTCATTTTCAGCATCTGATGCCTCAGCCGAAACCTTTTCTAAAGAAATTCTGACTTCATCGCTTATACGAATGATGCGTTGCGCTTCTTCATAGGAATCTTTGTAAAGCTCACTGTCTGAATCACGGTCAATGAAAATACCCATTTCATTGTTGTTCACTTGACTGAATTCATAGAGGTTAAGACTTGTTATAATGCACGAGCTTTCGTTTATATAGCATTTGGCGTGTAGGTTCTTGCAGAAGCTAGTACGCACGAAGGACAAGCCTTTAAGCCAGTTTATCTCATCAGGTTGAAGCTCACTCTTGCCGTAGACAATCCTGATGTCAATTTTGAGACGATCTTTGTCTTCTAGGAGCTCTCTAATTCGGTCATTGAGTTTGAGAAAGGGACTGATAAGAATCAATCGTTCTGATGCGTTCTTAATCAGTTCTTCGAGATAGTAGTTTGTCGCACTTGTATTTAAAAACTTAGCCATTTCATATCCTTGACATATAAAACCTAGCACAGACACGCTACGGCCAATATTCGAACAGATCAAGTGTTCTAATTCAAAAAGCCAACACAATACATAATATGAATCTTTGCACTTACAATCAGCACAGTGAAAGAACTCGCTTCGCTCAAACACTGGCGCACTTCGTTTGCGGTTCGACTGGTTTGGTGAGAGTGGATAGTACGGGGGAATTTACCCCCGTAATACAGGACGGGGGTTTGCTCACGCTCCGCGTCCTCAGTCTTCGTCCTTGTGCGCGTTCGCTTAACCCCAATGTGGATAGAGACACTGGAAAACGCTGAGCGTTATGCTGATGTGGCGGCTTCTTTCTAGGCTTAGCAGGGCGAGGGGTGGCAGCATGTCAAAGGAACGATGTGGAATACTAACCGCGCCATTTGGCTATGTTCGCTTACTTGAGTTTGGAGAGTGGCTTGGTGCTTCGCTTGCACTGCGTGCATCGCTTTTCCCTGTCGGGATGAAGGGGGGAAGATTAGGTGGTTTTCATCGACAGGCTAGGCCGCGCCTCTCCGCGTCCTAGTCCGTCCTTGTGCGAGGCTTGCCAGCCCGATATCAAATGGTTTGTGCTCGTAGCCCGTCAAGAGCATCAAGATAATCTCTAACAGCCTCAGTGTTAGTATACAACTCATCTCTGAGCCTTTTGTTCTCTTTGCATTCAGCCAGATAGAGCTCTTTATACTTCAACGCGTCATAGCCGCCTGCGATGAGCGCTTTGCTCATTGTGGTAGTTCTAGTTTGCTCTTTGAGCTGCGAGAGCATTTTTTCGTGCTTGTCGGTATGTCTAATCGTAATTGCCATCATTTCACCACGCTGCAGTAAATTACCTGGGAAGATTCTGCTATCAAAAATTTCACTCGAGCGCGAAAGCCGGTGAAACATTTGATAGCAATTTATTGCTAAACCTTATCGATTTAGTTTGCTTCTCCGTCTGTACTTTACGAGCCAGAAACGCGTAATGCTTTTTAGCGTATCGTAGACGAACAGACCGCCCAAGACGGCCAGCAGGTTGTAAAAGTAGGCGGCTTCTAGCAGTGTGGCCAAGTCGTCAGCACTGATAACGAGGGGTTCCAGTTCCATCGTGTTTCCTCAAAATAGTGGGCCAAGTTGTACATTGGCCGTTTCGGGTTTTCTCTCCTGGACAACATCACGCGCCATCGGTTTGCAATACACGTTCAGGCTTACCGCTTCCTTCGTCAGCTTGAGCAAGCAATCATCGTAATGCACGTAAGCAATTTGATTGGCCTTTAAGAATCGGTCATTCAAGTAATAGGTGCCTTCCGGTGTTTTCGCTTCAAGCGTGACATAGAAGTAAAAGCCGTCCTTGTTTTGCTTGGTGGTGTGTCCCGTGTAGTAGAGCGTTTGAATATCGTAAAGGCCAAGCATCTGCTTGATGTCGTCTATCCGAGTAGATGGACGATTGGAAACAGAAGTAGCCGTATTCCCGTACCCACTAGGATGTAAAGTAGGATCAACTTGAGCCCCTTGCGCAGATACCCCAGAGGCCGAGCCAGAAACGGCAATCTCAGTGCTTTGCGTGGCCGCGTTCGCCACCGTCTTAGAAGTACCAAAAACCAAATTGGATAGCGCATAGATGAAATACCCCATACAGAGCAAACCTAAAACCATAACGCCCATGATTTTGGGATTGCGAAATAACATGTTCATTGCACCAGAATCACGCGCAATGCCTGTGGATGTGGACTTGTAGAGCAAGAACGCCTCAAGCGGGATTTTCTGCTTGGTCAGGTTTGGATCTTTTCCTTTGGGGATGGTCGGCGTTGAGACGTTCTTTTGATGTTTGTAGATATAAGGATTTCGTTTCGCCCAGAAATAAGCGTCGCGGCCTTTGTGGAAAAAGCATTCTTCGGAAGGTGCGCGAATTTCACTTTGAATCTGTCCCCAGTCAGGTGAGAGCAAGTGAATATCCCAGTTATATTTACGGTGACGTTGAAAGCCTTCGTTAAAAGATAAGGGATAGATGATCCTCCCTTGATCATCATATTCAGCGCGACCTCTATCATCGACCTCGCCAGCATCAAGGTTGGACATATCCGCAGGGGTATAGCGTGAGTAGAAGAAACTCTCATAGTCAGGCGGCAACTTATCGAGGAACTCAGACAAAGGGCGATACATCACTTTATCGATACGAAAGCCGACGTTCTTAGAGAAAATATCTTGGCACTCATCAATCACAATCAACGCCCCAAGCGGACACCAACAAAAAAAGTGTTGCCACAGCTCGATGCCGTCTTGGTCACGGCTAAAGATACGGATCAAGCGAGTAGTGGAGGGGAACTGGATGTTCAAGCGCTTTTCTATCACCTCAAGCGGCTGCATGCCTTCAATATTGGTGACGACCACGCGACCCGCTTTCAGGGCTTCGTAAATCACAAAGTAGGCGGTATAAGCCGATTTATAAGAGCCGTTCGCGCCTGTTCTAATGAAGATGGCCATGATTAAAACCTTGTCATTCTCAGCACAAAGGCCGTCGCTAAGCAGTTGAAGTAAATCGAAATCGCTTGCGGTATCTTGAAAAGAAACGCGTAGTAACGCAGCTCACTAGGCAGTGCGTTAAACGAAGAAGAGATCATTTGATTAAAACCAATGTCATTGAGCAGATACACCGCCGTGTCATAGGCCATTTGCAACGACATGATGAAGAAATAGAACTTAATCTTGACGTACCACGCGTTGAGATAGACAAAAAACTGATGAAAGTAGTCCGGAATCGACGTGATGAACTCAACGAACGTGTCGCCAATGCTGCTAAGAAACGCTAAGAAATCGAGGATAAGTTGCATTAGTCTTTGGCTCCCATAACAACGCGCAGGCCAGCAATGACCGCGATAAACAAAATCACCGCACTGATGGTGCCGGAGTTACGAACCAGCGCAGGAAAGACCGAAGAAGTAGCGCTCAGATTTCCCCCGTTAGCGAACGAGAAATTTAAGGTGTGCTCAACAAACTCGCCATTGGTGAGCGAGCTGGCGTTAAAAGAGAACAAGCTCTTAAAGTCTTGCACCTTTTGGTTGTACTGGCTTTTCAACTCTTCGACTTCGGTATTGAGCTTGCTGATGTCAGACTCTTGATAGAGGGGCAGCTCGTTGAACTTCACCAGTGAATCGTGTTCGCCTTTGTTCAAGCCCTTACCGCCGAGCAAATCAGACATTTCACCAAGTTGATCGCCAATATTGCCAAGGCTAGTTCCAAGACCGTCTATCTTAGAGCCGACCGCGTTAACCGCACCAATAACCCCGTCTTGATTGCCACCATTGCCCAACTCCAATGCATCAATTTTGGCGTTCAACTCTCCGAACTGTGAGTTCATAGAGGCTTCCATCCCATCGACATTTTTATTGAGCGCGTTGAATTTGGTGTTTAGGTTGCGGTTTACGCTGCCCACTTGGGATTTGAGGTTGGATTGGTTCGCCTCAAGCGTGTTTTGGTTGGAATTCATCGCCCATAAAATCGGGTTTATTTTTTCCGTTACGGTGCGTTCAACACGCTCTGTGGTTTGGCTGCCTTCAGACATGATTTGACGGGATAAGAATTGCGATTGGTTAGAAATGTAATCGAGCAAGTCGTTATCAAGGTAAGGGTAGAGTTTATCGACTTCCGCTTTGATCTCTTCGAGCTGCTTTTGGGTTGCCTCATTACTCTCATTAGAACTGGTCGCAAGGGCTTTCACTTCCTTGTTGACTTCATCGTTAGAGGCTGCAATTTCGCCACTGACTTTTGAAAGGTTTTTGTTTAGGTTCTCATCGGATGCACTGACCTCGTTCATCATATTCAAGGTCAGAGAGTCGAGCTTAAGTAATAGGTCATAGGTTTGTCGGTCAATCTTGTCAGAGGTCGAGGTATCGAGCTTTGCAAACGCATGAGAAAGGCCAGTGCAATCAAACTTACCATCATTGGCGGGAGAGCAAGAAAAGTTCTCTTTCGCCCATTTAGCTTGTGATGCGCTGTTAGGGTCGGAATCCGGATTCGTGGGCGGTTGTGGTTTCTCGTTGGGTTTCTCACCACCAAAATAAAGACCGTCTTTTGTACAAGCACCACCAGTGGAAATAAAGCGTCCCCCACAATCGCCACTACTCGCAAAGCATAAAGAAGAAACACCACTACTATAAATACGATACTCGCAACCGAGCAGACAAAGATTTGGCCTATTGCCATATTTTAGACCGCTCCAAATTTGCGTAGACGTGATGTTGCCCACCTCGCAAACTTGTTCAGCGTAAGAAGCAAAAGAGAAGAGAAATAGGATGAGGGTTGCCAGCAAGCAGCAAGAGAAGTTAATCGCAAATCTCATTGTTATCCCCTCAAGAAAAAACGCCCCAATTAAGAGGCGTTGATACCTGTATAGAAGCCATAAACAAAACATCCCGCCATGGACAGGCCAAAGAGAACAGACAGGACGTTTGTTACGAGCTCAGCCATGATTAGCGCATCGCGCCGACAATCATTTTCAGACCGAAGCCCAACGCAGCGAGACCAATCAGGCCAACAACCACAAGACTGTAGTTTGATTGACCAGTCGTCACCGCACCGTTGATAGCGGTTGCAATCGCAGAGGTATCTGCAAACGCGCTAGAAGTGGCAAGAGTGGCCGCAACTGCGATACCGATTTTTTTTGCTAGGTTTTTCATAGGATATTCTCCAACTGAGTTAATAAAGGGCTAACCGCGCCCAAGGGTTTTTACAATGCGACCCAGAATGTGACCCGACAGCATCGACAACAACAAATAGCCGCTTACTGTGGTGTAGATTTCAGGGTCAATCGTTACCGAACCGAGAGATTGATTGCGTAGCGTCTCAAGTTCAGAAGGGGTGATGATTGTGTAAGTGCAGTCAAAACCTTGAGGCGCCAGCATCAAGTAACCGTTATAAGCAATCACACAATCACTCATGTTTACTTACTCACTTTGCTGTCGAGTTGCTGAGCCATGTATTTCTTTACATCCTCATCAACCGGCACAATTTGAGTGACCAACACTTCCAATGGATCATCGGGATTGCTGCCGAACTTGATTTCATAGTCACGGTTTGGAAGAAACGCGCGTGTTTCAATCAGTTGCTTTGCGTAGTCCAAAGAGACTTTAAGCGGCTGCTTGTTGTAGGGGATATCGGTATTAAAACCGATGCCATGTTGGTTGAACTTCTCCGCGTTGACGTTTTCAACAGGACGTAAAACGCTCAGTTCAGCGATTTGAGTTCCCGACTTGGGGAAACCTTTAATAACGATTCCGGTGATAGTTGCCATGTTACCTTGACTCCAAAGTTTGATATTTCAGTGATGTATAAGCGTCCGGAACTCCGAGTTCGTCGAAGTGCGTACGTCTCCATTTAGGGGGAATGAGCATGCCGAATGCTTCGCCCAAATCACCCTCCGTCATTGCGACAATTTCCGCTAATGCCTTTCCGCATTGGCGACGAGTCCAAGCAATACGGCCAAAGAACTCAAGACCGACTGCTTTCTTATTCTTGGAAAACTTCACAGGCTCCGCAGGTTCGATACTGGCGGCAAAGTCGCACAGGCCAGAGAAGGCCGAAGCAGGCGCCGCGAGCATATCGATATCGCACTTTTTCAATTCCACTTCGTTGCGATACCAAACCACGTCAGGGTCAGTGATTTTTTGCTCAAGCTTTTTGTTGTAGACACGCCAATAAACCAGCGAAGAACGTGAGCCCACGATGGTGGCTTCTTCGAGTAATTCACCGCTTTGCGTGATGCGTTTATGAGGAACCATTGAAGGGCCGCGACCCTTTGGAGCGGTGCGAAATGCCCCCTCATAAAAGCACATTTGCGCATACTTACAGTCGAAAATTCCGGTGTAATCGTCCACGGCCAAGTCCAAGCGAACTAAGCGCGTAATGCCAAGAATCGTTGATAACCACCAATGCAATTTGGTGTGCGTGATGTGGTCAAACAGCTTGGTGCAACCCGTGCCGTTAATCTGAATGAAAATGGTATTGTTATTGCCGCCAATCCCAATCAGGCCGCACTCAACGGTGCGTGTTTTATCGAGGATTAACGCGGAATCTTCATAACCATGTAAACCACGGCCACGCATCGGCGACATGATGAAACCGAATACTTTTTCCAAGAACTCTTCCAAACGATGAAACAGAATCTTAGACACCTTCGCTTTATGACGAGCCATTGCCGCTTCAATCGCTTCCGGTGAAAAGGCCAACGGTTCGCGATACTCAGGGAACTGCAAGTTGATAAAGTCTTGCTCATTGGATTTGTCCAAATGGCGCAACGATGAGTACGGGAACGTAAACGCCAAGTGGTCAATTTTCACAGGGCGAATTTCGTCAGATAGCATGAAAGACCCCCTTTAAAAGTAGTGATTGATAGTTTTCATCGGTGATTTCGACGAGCTGGTAAGCGTCATCGGGATAGTGAGCTGCGAGAAACTGCTCAAACTCCGCTTGATGCTTGAAGTAGCGATGGCCCCAAGGGAAATAGGCATTAATCCCGTGTGCTGGCTCATTGTCGAAATACACGCTGTCCATGATTACGCGCCCAAAGAGTAGGAGAGTTGAGCCACTGGCCAACGACGCTTCACCATTGGAAGCAGTTTTTTAGCGGTCGAGTCGGGCAGTGTCAGTGCGTGTTTTTGGTCAAACGTGGTGACAATGTCACCTTTTAAAACTGACTTTAGAAACACAGGATGAGCACCAGATGAGAGAACGATTTGAGCTTTCATAATCATTGCTCCATTACTGGCATTTGGTTCATAAAGACATGGTGAAGCTTGAACTTTTTGTTTTTCTTTTCAAGGCGTTGCGTTGTTTTCTCAATACGTTCATCGTCCTTCAAAAACAACTCCGCACCAGCGAGAGACCAAGCTGTTTGAACGCAACCAGACTTACCAAATCTGCAAAAGAAGCGTTGACCGTGTTTTGTGTCGATGAGAATAACGACTGCCGATATTGCTAAATCCATA